ACATCTCCAATTCTTGCTGTACCAGCTACTGTTCTTAATCCATCTGGTGCTAAAAATATTAAGTCACCACCAATTTCTTGAATACTATGACCACTTAAACAACCTACGTTTTTAGTTACTGGAACTACAGCTATCGTACTAGAATTATTTATATTCTGTAATTTAAATATTGAGTTTTCACAAAATATAAATAATTCATTACGGAAACTTTTAATACCTTTTACTTGGTCTTCTAAAGCAATCGAACCAGAACCAGTACTAGTAAAATCTGTTGGGTCTAAAGTACCACTATAAAATATAGTATTTAAATTATCTTCTACTCCAGCAGCTATTAAATGTTTATCATGTACTGTTATATACTCAACTCCTTTTGTACCTGTAACAGTAATTTCTTCACCAAAAAATGTTCTAGTATTTAATGCACCTGTACCTTCCATTCTAAATGCATAAGGTTTATTAACTCCATCAGCAATAACTAATGTTCCATAATCTGATGTAGCACTTTCAAATAAAGCAAACTGACATTGTGCTTGATTAGTTCTAGTTAAAACTGAAAGAAGTTCAAATGCTGTTTTAGTTACACCACTAGAAGAAACACTACTTCTATTTATTTCCATCCAACTTGTACCAGTTTGACTAAAATAAATACTTGTACCTGCACAAACAACTACACCATCTGCATAAGGTATTGCACCTAAAATAGTTGCTGTACCTCCAGTAGGTTGTACTGCACTACCACCACCAAATTTTGTAAAGCCATTAATACGTCTATAACCACCTTTAGTAGAAACTTCAAAGTTTTTTAACTCAGTTGCTACACCGGGAGTTTTAAGTAAATCAATAGCATTTGATGCGGTAACTAAACCTCCTGAACATGCTACTGTATATGGTTGTGAACGTGCCATAAATTAATAATAAAGTCTGTCATCTACCATAGCTCTTGGGGTAGGATTAATTAAACTTGACTTCATATGTTTTAATGATTTTTTATAATCTTCTAATGCAAATGCAGCTTGTTGTGGACTTTCTTTAAATTGCCACACATAATATCTAACTCTAGCTGTAATTACATTACTGTATTGTTCTGGAAAAACTATTTCGTCACCAAAAGCACTTAATGCTGTTGGTCTGTTAAATGCATAAAAGTGTACATTATAAACTTTGTCTGGTATTGGACTTAACCCAAACTTTCTACTATCTGGAGATTTAAATACATATTTAGGCTCACCATAAGCTTGTGTATTTGCATCATCTGAATTTTCTGGGTCTCTTAAAAATCTTCGCCACTCTTCAAGGTTAATATGTTTTAATCCATTAGAAACAAACGGAGCTGACTCACCAGAAACATTAATTGTAGTAATATAAAAATCATCCCAATCAATAGATGCAAAGTCTGTAGTTATACTAGAACTATCAGCTTTTAATGTATACCATCTTTGTCCAGCTACTGTCGCAACAGTTGTATTACCGTAAAACGGGTCTGTTGCTCCACTTAGTCCTGCGGAAAAGAATGGTAGCTGTGGTTCTTCATTTGCTATGTCAAAGATAGCTTTGTTTATAGAATCTTTAACAAACTGTTGAAAACCTACAGCACTTGCAAAGTTTGTAGAAGTTAGCGGAACTTCATTTAGTTCTCTAAGTATCTCATTAGTTAAGTCTAAATATGTAGTTGCCATTATTTTTTAGTATGTCTTTTTTGTATTTTGAAATCTGCTTTTAATGAAGCACCCTTATGTTTAACAAACTTTCCAGAGTGCTTCATTAGTTTATAACTGCCATTTGGCTGTTTCATCCAATGATAACCTTTTGGAGCTGCAACTTTCATTTTAGTTAGGTTGTTGTACATCCATAGCACCGCCCATAGCCATGCCAATTCTGTCCATTTTATTGTGAGGACCACCGTGTTTCATATTCTTACGAGCAGAACCACCGTACATCATTTTCTTTTTTTTCTTTTTGTCCATTCCGTACATTATTTTTCTCCCTTAGATTCTTCGTATTTGAATCTCATAGTATTGTGACCTACCATCTCAGAACACTTTTCTTCTTTCTGATGAATAGTTTCGTAATACATAATTTTGTTTTCCATGTTATTCTCCTAAAAAGGAGGAGTCCGAAGACTCCCCCAATTATATTTAGTCTACTGTGTAGAAAGCACCAACTAAAGCTTCTGGTCTAAGGACCTTAGCTCCGTATACGTGCAATCCACGAACTATGTCACCAAACGAAGTTGGGTCTCTCAACACTTCAGTTGAGATAATAGTTTGTGCAGTTGCAGTAGAAGAAATGTGTCCAGCAAGAACCTTGCCAGTACATGTACTAGTAGCAGCAACATTATTAGATTTGTACATGTCAAATCCTCTTAATTTACCACTAGATACAAGACCATTTCTTATAGAGCCTTGACCTGCGTTAAAGTCTACAGACATTAACTTAGAACCAGATTGAGAAAGTTCATTGTAGAACGAAGGTGGTGCAACGAACCATCTTCCTTCTTCAGGAACGTTTTGCTCATCTAGCAATTTAGCCATAAATGCCATCATGTCAAGTGGGTCAGTTCCAGTACCGTCAGAACCTGTAAGGTCGACAGAGTTAGAACCACCTTGATGCTGACCCATAGTTTGAGTAGCAGCAGCAGCATCCGCACCTATTGTGTGGTCAGGTGAGGAAGCAGACAATCCAGAGAACATAGCAGCGATTACTGCAGCATCATAAGAATCTCTTAATGCGTAAGCTGCAGAAGAAGTTGCTACTTCTTTGAAGTTAACGTGTGACATATTAGTTTCAATATCATCTACGATGAATTTGAAAGCCTTTGCACTATCTACAACTAAAGTTAACTCTTGGTCAGTTAATTTAGTAGCAGTAGTATCAGAACCCCTAGTGTAATCCGATACAGAGATTACAGGTTCTTTGATAATCTTTACAGAATCTCCGAAAGCAGATATTTCACCGGCATAGTCGGTGTTAGTAATAGCTTCAACCACCGATGCTTTTCTGAAAAAGTTTAAAACCTTTTTAGAGTAAATCGAAGGTAAAAAGAAACTATTAGTTTGTCCACTTACGGAGTTCGCAAAGTTTGCATCAGTATCAGTTGAAGGTTCAAAAAATTGAGCCATGATAATACTCCTGTGTATTTATAGTTTATTTTGTGATTCTGCCTTGTTGCATAGCTTCGCTTATTTCAGCTTCGTGTTTATCAAACTCAGCCATACTCATTGCAGCAATCTCCCTTTCAGACCATATCTTTTCGCTTTTAGGTTCTACAGTTGTAGTTTTAGTAGATACCATATCAGCAGCAGATTTAGTCTTTTTAGAAGTTGTCTTTTTTGGAGCAGCTTCTATTCCTAAGTCTTTTTTAAATAAATCCAATGCACGACTAGCTAAATCAGGGTTATTAGAGTTATTATAAATCCAATCTTGTATAGACTGGGGTTGCTCTTTTGCCCATGAATGAAAGTCATCACTGTTTCTGATTTCATCAAAGTCAGGATGTTTTTCCATTAACCTTTCTTCTGCAGATTGTTTTAACATTTGAGCTTCACGTTCTTGGAGTTGACTAAGACGTTCTTCTAGAACTTTTGCCTTAGATTCGCTTTGCATATGAGCTACTGTTTCTACAACCTCAAAAACATCAGGATATTTTGTTTTAAACTCTTCAAGTTCTTCTTCAGTTTTAGGAGCTTGATAAGCTGGTCTATTACTAGCTGCTTCATTTAAAAGCTCTTGCTCTCTGATTTTAAACTCATTAAGTTTACTATCATAATGTTTTTTTAAATCATCGTAACGTTTTTTGTAGTCTGGTTTTTTATAAGGACTATCCTTAGCTTCCAAATTATCTACTTCAACATTACCAACCTGCTCTGCTTCATTAACATCACCTGATTTAAATAATTTATTTTTTTCAGATGGCTCTTCAAAGTAAAGCTGGTCTGCTGATTGAAAAGGTTTATCATTTCCTTCGTGCCAAGATTTTTTTAAATTATAAGGATTTGGCTGTTCCTCATTTTTGACTTCTTCTGTCATTTTGTACTCCTACTCAGGGCTTCGTTTAACAAGGTAGCTGCGTGTGCACTTGCAGGGCTTG